ATTCATAGCGGTACATACAATCTTACCACCGCCGCCGCCATCACCTGAGCCACCACCACCAGCTTCAGAATTACCATAACTACTACCTTGTCCAGCCTTTGCTTTAGACTTAGCGGGAGCATTAAAGTTATCTTTTTGTCTATCGGCATAGGTAGTGTTAAATTCTTTTGATATAGAAGGGGCAAAAGTTGTACCTTCATTATCATCTCGTGTATTATCACGATCAAAGGTACGGGTTAATACATTAGTTCCCGGTTGATTTGTCCATGTTGCACCTGCCATGTTTGGATCACCACCACTGGCGTCCGTTCCAATTTTAGCTTTGGCGCTTCTGGATAATTCATTCTTTCGCTCTGGTGTAACTGTAGTTTTTCTATTTGTACTAGCAATACTAATTGCATCACGATCATACTCACCAACTTCACGCTGTCTATAATTAAGACCATTCCTAATAGTTTCAGCAAGAGTAGGTTTATGGTATGCACCCTGCTTATCTACAAATACATTTCTACCTGTAGATGATCTAATTGCAAAACCATCTTTGTCTGACAAAACTCCTGTTGAAGTACCGTCGGAAACTTGTCCTACTACATAGTTATCTACTGTTGTACCACCCTGCTTGCCTGCCGTTTTATTGTCTTGCATTGCTCTACCTAAATTAGCATCCGGTAAATTATTCCATGCAGTACTCATAGTAGACTGACCCGCCGTATATGTTTTTACAGGTTCACGTTTTTTTACTAAGCCATCTGTAGCAATATTACTAATGGCATTTTGCGTAACGTCTGTAATTACATTGCTACCCAAGTTATCTGGACGCAATTGTGGAATTGATGAGGTTAAAGTTGATTCAGGTGCATCTCTTTGCATGCTAAGTGCAGTACTTCTAAGGCCATCATCTGGCCTTTGTGTAGTAGAGTTATCTAATGGTGCATTAGATTCAATACGGGGTAATGTATACGCTGATTGTTTGTAGGGATTTGCTTCGCCTCTAGGATCAAACGAAGGCATGTCAACAGCTAACCCTGAATATGTATCAGCCGTAATTTTGTTTTGTTCTTGTTCTGCTCTACGCTGTCCTGCCTTACGTTCTGCCTCGCGTTCTTGCATTTTTGCAACGTCTAAGTCTACGCCTTTAAATGTATATCCTAAGCGATCAAAACTATCTAGCTGCGGGTCTACGCCCCTACCTGCATTACCAATCATAGGTTCTTGTTCACGAGGAGCAGTGTTAGGAATAACTGTATTGTCCATCTGAGGCATACCTATATTTGTAGGTTCGTTGCTAACTATTGCGTTTTGTACTTCTCCTACCCGTTCATTTGGTATAATATTACGAGGATCATACGGGTCTGCGGCATTTTGTCTACCTGTTGTAACACCACTTGTTGGAACACTAGAAGCATAAGTTTGTTGTGCCGGTGTAACTGCATACGGAGCAACATCACCAGCAAAACTACCGGCTTTATCTTTTGTATACATAGGAGCTATTGTATTATCCATACTTGGCATACTTACCGGAGTACCATCTGTCCCATAAAAACTATCGCGAGTCTGTACTGCCGTAGGAGACATATCCCTAAACGTTCGGTTTGGTAAGTTTGGTAAGGGTGCAGGTGCAGGTGCAGGTGCAGGTTCACCTAAATCTCTTTGCATGTTAAGTGCAGTACTTCTAAGGCCATCATCTGGCCTTTGTGTAGTAGAGTTATCTAATAATTGTGCAGGTGCACCCAAATCTCGTTCGGTTGATAACATATCACTAATTGTACTAGTACCGTCTGGACCATCCATGCCAGCGTAAAACTGAGGGCTGAAACTTTCTTGTGGTGTAGGGCCATCCATGCCTGCAAAGAAATTACCTTTTTCTGGAGTACTTATAAATGGATCGCCCCCAGTAGGTGTAAGGATTGTATTTTTGCCTAATGCTAAGGGGTTAGTGGGCGTTGCGGATGTTGGTACATCAGGAGATAACTGAGGATCAGCGATGCCAATCTTTACCTCTGGGGATATTACAACCGTACCATCTTTATTAACATCTACAGCAGTGTTTGCCTTTTTTAGTTTAGCGTCAACGTTTATAATTTCTTTTGTTAACTCTGGGGCAACGCCAAACTTGCTAGTAACTTTATCTACTATACCAGCTAATAGACCACCAGATTGTTCTACAACTTTTGCTCTAATATCTAATAAACTCTGTTGCTCTACGCTAGAAAATTTACCTGACGTTATGTACTTATCTAAACGGGCAACATTTTTTCTATCTTGTGCTTCCATAAGACCCATGCCAACAAATCCTATGGGTCCAAACATTCCCATTACTACCTTAGCAATAGTACGATTAAAACCTACTGTAGTATTCATGTAACTAGAATACTCTGCCGCTGTCATAGCGTCAAATTCAGCTTCTGTAGGTGGTGGTGGGTCTTGGTTCATTCTATCTTCTCTAACACTATCTTCTTCTCTAGTGTCAGCAATAATATCCTCAACAACTGGAGGAACGGGTGTAGCATCCGGTGGTGTAGCCGTGTCGTCTGAATTGTATAAATCATATCCTACAGGAATAGGCAAGGACGGTACACCATTTATGAAAGGAATCATAAGAACGCTACCAGCGGCATTACGATACTCACGCATTTCCATATACTTATCGCCCATTAAATCTTTAAATGTTGCCAATGGTCTGTCTTGAGGTGGTATAGGTTGTACAGGTGTAAGAGGACGAGTAGAAGAAGTGTTTACAGAACGGTCAGTCGATGCACTTGTAGGCAAGGTTCTAGTTACACCAGATGGTTGCATTGCAATACCACCTACGGCAAAATCTTGTACGTCTTCACCGTCATCACCTATAATCATAAGGTCTGCCATTTCAAACGGCATATCATCTGGGATAGTAGCTTCGTCATTATTACCCATCTGACCCATAGCTTCCATCTTCTTTAAGCCCATCTTAGCTTCTTGACGTAGTGCCATCATCTTATCTAAACCATGATACCTTACGACATCTGCAGGAAATATAAATTCACCCTCGCTTATGTTAGCGGGAATGTCATCACGAACACCTTCTCTAGTGCCACCAATTGGTACACTATTTCCAGATTCTTCGTCTATCATGCCACCTTCATCTTTGAGGCCACCATCATTAAACATTTCCATTTGTCGATTCATTGGGGTTCCACCTTTACTAAACTCTAATTCATTACTTCTTTTCTTTGCTGCCGAAATAGCTTCTTCTTCTGTTCGGTGTGCGCTTGTAGGCTGTATTTCACCAGCCATAAATTTTTTATATACTTCTTCTTCAGAGTAACGAACACCGTCATATATACTAGGTATATTTACAAAAAGTCCATCTACCTCAAAGGTTATAGATTTTTCAGACATCATCTCACCATCCGGACTTTTGTATACGTCCCGCCCTGCTTGAGTTTTGAAACCTGTATTTACACCAACTTTTTCATCCGCCATTTTTTAATACTTCATCTCTTAATAATTTTAATCTACGTAGTTGAAAGATAGCACCTTGCGCTCTATATATAATATTATCATTGTCAGTCTGTTCCATAGCACGATGTTGTTGTGATATAAGTTCATCTAAATATTCACTAAACTGGTCCCACTGCTGGTGGTTGTTGACCAGCCCCTTGAGCTTGTTGAGGTGCTCCTTGTTGTTCATTACCACTAAATCCTTGTTCTTGCGGTAGTGGTACTTGGCCTGTGCCTATGTTACCACCTCCAGCTCCTGATGGGTCCATTGCGTCTGCACCTGCCGGTGCTCCTTGCTCTGGTGCGGGTTGTTGGAAACCCTTCATAAGTTCAGCTTGAATTGCGGCTTCATTCATGTTGTTAGTTACTTTGTCAGGGTCTAGTTCTAGAGATGTTGCAATCTCCCGTATAATGTATTGGAATTTTGCAAAGGGTGCAAGTGTAGGGCTAGAAGCAATTTGCATAAACTGCATTAGTCTTTGACTACGTACCTCATTAGCCATTAAGCTTTCTGTACCACGAGCCTTAACTTCTAAGTCACCTTTAATCATTGGATCATAATCAAACTGCATGTTAAATCTGAATAGACCCTCACCTAGTGGGCGTAACAAGTAATCGTCTACATTCTTAATTACGTTCTTAACGCCACCTTGTGCCGCACCCATTAGCATACTTATACCTGAAGCTGTACGTCCTACACCTGACACGCCTGTTTGCCCGTGAGCAAAAGATGGAAAGCCAGTTGATTCATCTGCAAGTACTCGTGCTTTGTCAAACAGTTGTAAATTCTCTTGAGATACATTAGGAAACTTTGTGCCGAAGATGGCCTGTCCGGGTGCACCCCCCTGTCTCCGAAACACTTTTCCGGGGTACACAGACATATCTTGTCCGGGAACTAAGTTAGTTTCATCTACCTCTAAGATCAAGTTACCTGACAGTACAGCATTATCTACAGCCATACGCATAAACCCGTTCATCAAAGTTTGTGTATCGTCCATATTCTCAGCAATACCTACGCCAAAGAAGCTGTAAGGATTAAGTTCATATGGTGCAGCCATGTAAGGAATACGCGCAGGCTTGAAAGGATTCATAACCATACGAAGTAACTTACCATTACAAATCCATACGTTAGCTTGTAACTCATCTACAGTCTCTAGTTCTTTTGGTATCTCTACGCCCTGTTCTATAAGCATCTCGACATCTACCATGCCCCAGTACTCTAGTACTTCAAAGCGTTCAATGCCATGCTCTGGTGCATAATCAGATAGATCATCTTCCCAGTGTTCTTTATTATAATTTTCCCCAAGCTGGATAGCATCATCAATAACGTTAGAACGAAAGAATGGGCGACGCTTTAAAGCTCTTAACTGTGTGCGAGACATCTTGTGTCGTTCTATTACAAACTGTGCTTCATCCATATTATTAGCATCTGGATCAGGATAGAAGTTCCATACAGATACATGAGATACCTGTGGAACAGTTTTAATAGTAGGTGAATACTCACCGTCATCATCCCAATTAGGATACTCTTTATCTACAGCAAATGGACCTTTCATTACACCAGTACCAAACAGTGCCATCTCAAAGGCAGTGCTACGAAGATGTTTACTTGCACTTGATTCATCTAACTGGTCATGTATTTTCTTTTGCATCATCTTAGCTGCAATCATTGCAGGACTAAAAGTAACTGCAGTAGGTGTTTTACCTACACCTTGACGAACACCTTCGATGTCCTCAAACTTATCTTTAAGTGGGCCTAGACTATCTGCTAATGTCTTTTCAGTTGCACCGGCAGGTAAGTCTTTACCATCACCCGCAAAACCGTAAGGACTTACTACTTCATCTAAAGCAGACTCACGTAGTTGCTCTGGTTCTTTAGGATCAAAGTGTACATCTGCAACTACACCCTCTGGAAGTTCAGTAGGGTCTACAGTTAAAGGAAACTTTTGTGCCGCAAATAATACATCTACAATTTGACCATAGGCCGCTAATGTTTTAGTCTTAGTTACTTTAATAAAGACTCTAGACTTCTCAGCTTCTGTAAACTGTACTTCTGGACTATACAATCCACGATAGTTACGGTAAGCTTTTAACCAACGATCTTCATCTTGTTGACGGTAATCATCTGCGCGATTATACTTTTCCATAATGAAAGGAATAATTTTAGAAGCATCTGCATCATCCACTACTGAGTTGTCACTATCTTCTAGAGCAATAGCGTCATCTTCAATAAAGCCTTCGTTTTCTTCTGCCATTTAATTTTCCTTAATATCCAAATGTAGTATCTGCTATACGCATACTATTCGTAGGTCCGTTAGTTGTATTAAAGTCAAATACACTAAATCTTGGTCTTGACATGATACCATATCTTAGCGCATCATACAAGTGGTCTTCTGCGTGTGTATCAATATCTTCTGGGTTTCTTTTATCTATTGGTAGTGCCGGTAGCTGTGCTATTATGTTTGTGCAAGTATTAAAGAATACAAGCCTTGGTTTTTCTGTGTATTCATCTACTTGTAACCGTCTGTGTATTTCGTTCTTACCTGCTACACGAGAACCCTTTGATCTATCTGAAGGACGCCATCGACATCCCTTCTGTACCATCTGCTCTGCTAGTGAAGGTCCAGTGTCACCGCGTTTGTGCCACAAAGAACTATCAAGTACACCGTATCTAATTGCACCGTCGCCTACTTCGGCTTCTAGTACCATGTCCGCTAAGTCAGTTGCAAGTACTTTAGTTACGTATAACTCTCTGTATACAATTAACTGCTCGCTTGGACTTACTGCAATCCATACTACACCTGACCAACTTCCGTATCCATAGTCACACGCTCTAAACTTAGTCCAGTTAGAAGGTATTAAGAATGGTTCAATTACATGTACGCCTCTATCAAACTCAGTAAAGGCTGCACCTTCTTGTACATCCCAATCACCTTCAAGTAATCTCTTGCGCTGTTGCTCAGGTAGTGATAGAAGCATTGCTTCATAGTCACCTTGTTCAGCTAGGTAGGGATTATCAGATAGACGAGCAGGTATAAACTTACGTTTGAATAATGGCTTACCTGCTTTGGCGTGTCCCGCTGGGTATTTTAATTCTTCTTTAGTATCTATGTCTGTAGCTATGAAAGACTTACCTGCCGGTGCAGGGTCAATAAACATTTTCTTAACCCAGTGATGCCCTCTACCGCCGGGGTTTGTAGTAGCTCTCATACAAAGAGGAAGGTCAGGGTCTGCCGATCTTAATCGACTTCTCATATAGTTCCAAGCAAAAGGTGTAGCCCACTGTGTAAGCTCATCAAACCCAATCCAACTAAATGCTAAACCTTGGTATCTTGTAACGTCTTGGTCTTTGTCTAGGTAACTCAACCACAGTGTAGCACCAGATGGTGCAGTCCATGTCATCTTACGTTCTGACCATTTAATTCCCGGCCAAATCTTAGGGTACATTTCTTGTGACTTAGTTATAAGTTCTCTTAGTTCTTCCGTAGTATGTCGTAAGAGGACTCCTGCGAAGGCTGGGTTGCCCATGTACCTCAAAGGGTCAGCTAACATAGCGTAAGACTTACCACCCCCTGCTGAGCCTCCATAGAGCACCTCACGATCACTTGCTGCAAGGAAGTCTGTTTGTGGCCCGACGTTAGGTTTAAATATTATGTTATGGTCTTCTTCAACCATATCAGTAAACTCTTCCAGTATAACTTCTGGACTAGGCTGCTGTTTCTTTGCCTTGGATTTCTTTTGCACCGATCCTTGAGTTTTCGATTTCTTCCGCTTTGGCGATTGCCTTTTTTGCATAGTCTGCCCATCTGCGAAGGCTTCCAGCTTTGTTTTTTCTTTGTCGCTCATTATCCAACCGTTTCTTTAATCCTACGTGAGATATAGTTCTACCTGTATTTCTTGAAAGCCAGTTAGCTACTTCTCGATACGAATACTGTTTTATGTATTTCTTCGCTTGCTCAAGCATATCAAGTTGATTACTAATTGGCAAGAGGATTCCGTTATCTTCTGGATTTATTTCGTACCCAAATGGAATAGTTCTTGCTACACGTGGTATTGATACCCATAGGTTATCTTCTTTAATGTCTGTTGGTTGTGGTAACTTCCATGTACCTAGTGTCTTAGTCATCTACTTCCTGTACTTCTTTAGCTGGCATAAGCATTACACCACCCTTAGCTTCAACTTGAACTTTCTCAGTTTTAACTAAACCAGTACGATCTAGTAGTTCTTTAGCTGCCGCCATCTTATCACGAATGCCTAACTCAGTAGGATCGTACAATGCACCTACCATAGCCATTGCAGCTTTAGGTACATTACGTGCTAAGTAGCTATGAGTTACGTCTAGTATCTCATCTTTAAGGCTGTTAGTAATTTCAGTGTTTGTAGTATTAGCAGAGTAACCTGCCATACTCTTAGCGGTAGCTATGTCTCCACCTGCCTCATCCATAAGGACAGCTAAGAATTTCTTCTGACGGTCTGTTAACTCACGTGCCATATTATTCCTCTATCATATGCAAAGCTTGCTCAAGTGTCTCTTTGTTACGTCGAGTCCAGCCACGTCCAAAAGTTTTATACGTATTAAGTCCTTCGTAAAAACCTTGACGTACTGAATACACATAATCAATAATGTACTTAGCATCCTTTTCAGCTATAAGCTGTAGCGTATTAGGACCAATAGCCCCGTCTGCTGTAGCCCCAACTGCGCGTTGCACAGCTTTTGCAGGTCTACCCGATCCAGAATTTACAGCCCAGTCCAGACAGGCCCAGTCCAAACCAGAAGGAAGTTGATCGCCTTTAACACGATCCCAATAATTCTTTTTATATATAGGCCCGACTTCCGCAGGAGTTAAGTCACGCATCTCTTGTTCAGTAGACTCACGACCTATCCACTCGTCGTAGACACGTTTAGTTACACCAAGATTAGTCATGCCACCGGGGTCACTGGGATGATTAACGTAACCACCTTCGTGAGCCAGCAACATCTTTAGACATTTACTAAAGTTTTCTTTCATAATAAACCCTACTAATATTTCTTTTTCTTAGCCATGCCACCATAGTTCATCATAGTTTTAGGTTTCTTTTTAACCATAGGCATTCCGCCTTTAGAGGCTGTCATTGTTGCAGTTTTTTTCTTACCCTTATTAGCTGGTGTTCTAGGACTTCTTGTTTTCATTACAAGTAAGTCTTTGAGTGGTACACCTAACTTATCAGCTTCTTTTTTCATGGACTTTAACCATGTTGGATCATTATCTTTTGTCATGTTACTATTTCTTTCCAAAATATTTACTTACGCCACGCATACCAATGCTGGCACTTACAATCCCACCAAGTGAGTATTGATACCAATCAGGCATAACTTCTAAAGCTATGAAACCCGCCTGAACAATTTGATTACCCCATTCTCCACAGAACGCAAGTATTAAAGGAATACTAAATAGTAAAGTAATCCATTCGTCTTTCCAGCTATTTTGTGTAGCCTTCATAGCTTCAATGTCCCAATCAATCTCGCCTGTGGCAATCTTCATCTTTGTTTCAGCTTCAGCTTTCTTTACAACTGTCTTACCGTCAATGAATGCAGTAGCTAGTCCAGCTACACTATTAATAATACCTAACATTAAAATTCATCCTTTTTCTTTGTATTAGTGAAGCCAAAGAATGCACCTACGATTGCACTTACGGCAATGAAGTACACACCAGCTATGGAAGTTAATCCTGCTGTAGCTTCAGTCAACCCAGCTATAGCTGTAATAATAATAGTTAAAGGATAGATAAGCATACCTACAAGTGCAAACCAAACCATCTTACGTTGTTGATCTCGCTTTGAGTCTTCATCGTCAATCTGTCTACGTTTGTCATCAAGCAACAATGCGTCCCACTCACTCTTCTCGATTGAGCCGCTTTTATCTTTATCTATATCTTCAAACTTTGTCATATTAAGTTTTCCTAAAACGTTTTACTTTATCTGCAATCTTCTTAGGTTGAGCTACATATTGATTGCCGGCTTTAGTTCCGGCTCTCTTAGCTTTTGAAGTAGCATTGTATTCGGCACTCGACAACGACTTAATAGCATTACTAGGAAGGTATCGTTCTCCTGTAGCATTTGGTCCTTGCGTAGATGGTTTACCACTTTTAGTTTTCCAGTCTTGCTTGGTCCATTGACTAAGGCTTCTTTGACTTTTTGTTTTTGCCATCTACTTTAGCCTTTGCTGTTTTGTTTAAATCTTTATAATGAAATAACTTTACACTTGTTTTAGTGTGAGTCTTACCTGTATGTAAAGAGCCGTCACCCATCTTATGAGTTACGCCTTTAAATTCAGTGCCATCTTTTTTATAATGTGATACACCCTTCATGTCTTATATCCTCCTCCATTTGCTTTATATCTTTTTGCCAATAGTTGCGCTTTACGTGCAGACCATTTATTGGCCGGCCCCCCAGAGCCACCCCGTTTAATGCGATTAAACAAATCCCTCCGCATAGTAGGCTTAGTATAATTTCCTGCCTCATTTACTTTTGACTTTGTTTTGGATATCATGTCGGTTCATTCCTATATCACGTAGTTCTCTGTCGGACATATGATTTAGTATCCATATGTTAGCACTTGCTTGACGACTTGCTACAATTTTATTTATTATTCTCTTAAACATATTATTCTATCTCCTGTAGGTGTAAGGCCATACCTTACAAAGATAGTTATAACATACTTAGTTATACCATACTACAGACAAGAATGCAATACCGTTATGCACTATTGAGATAGGTTGCAATTACTTCTTACCACGCCCTTGTGTACCTGACACAGATGCACCACAGTTAGCATAGCCACCTTTGTTGTAGCTCTTACCATATGGCATCTTTGCTTTCATGGGTGATCCACCTTTACTAAAGTCCATTGCGGGAGAAAGTGTCACTGGCTTAGCTCTTTTGTTTGATCTACCCTGCTCCATAGCACGTCCAACTTTGGACAACTCTGCAGCGTCAATGCGGTCAATAATAGTTTCGTATGTAGATTTATCTATAGTGCCAGCGTCATAAGCCTTCTTAGCTTCCCTACCCAAAGCGACACGCTTGGAAGTTGGTAGAGATCGGTACACAGCCAGAGACAAAGGTTTAGGGCC